CTAAGTACGCCCAGTTAGTTAACTCTATACCTACGGAATACTTATCTAAGTTCTTATACGGCAATCCTTGACCTTTAAACACGCTATCTTTTACGCCTAAATGCCAAGCCCAATCTCTCGAACTAAACGCTTGTGCTATCGTTCCTTCATATCCTACAACAAAAGCAGTAGCTACACGCTCTTTATTTGCTTCCCATCCTTTAATAGTAGCGATAGGGTTTTTATTACCAGCTGTGTGATGTAAATAGATTTGTTTTTTGTCCGTGTTTTCGCTAATAAATTGCGATTCAGGTAAACGTTGTTGAACTATTTTAGTAGTATCCATTATTCTTTTATTTTGTCAGCTTCTTCTTTTGCTCGTAAGACGAATGATTTAAGCGATTTAAGGATGTTTCTTCCTGTAACAGACTGATAGGATTCATTGATAGAAACAACTTCCGTAAACACGCAGAATAAAGCTACGGCTTTAGTTAAAATTAATTCTATAGCTATGAAGTGCGCGACTAAATCAGCTGCTATGTATTTCTCCACGAAAAACACAAACACAATAGCTAACGAATAAAGAAACGCCTTACTTATAGTGTGCGATAATTTACGCGACCTAAAAGAAGCGTATCCGTTTATCTTTACGCTTCTCCAAATACCAAATCCAGTGTCTAAAAGTATTGCTAAAATAGCCACGTAAATAAGTGGTTTAATAGGCGATAACACCGCAAGAAAAGACGAACAAATTAAAAGTAGCTTAGTTTTCATATTATCAAAATTCCTATGTTATACCCGTTTTGGTCTTCGTCTTTTAATGGCTTCATATCTGAGTCAGTATTTAATGAACTTACAAACTCCGGGAATATATTAGGATTAGCTTTAACTTGTTCTTTTAGCCATTCTCTTAAACGTCTTTCGTAGAATGCAGCCTTCTCTTCGTAGTGTTCCATACCAAAAGCTACTTCTGCTCTACTTACACTTGTAGAATAATCTCCGTTTTGTTGCTGTAAACCTTTATTTTTTAGTTGGTAAGACAAACCAAACACCGCATCTACTGCGCTATACCACGCGATACAAGGCTTTATCTTTTCTACCAATAACTCTTCGTCAGGATTAAGCGTTTGAGCGTTATACTGTGCTAATAAATAGTTGTAAAAATAAGTACCTAAGATAGGTTGTATTCTTAAATCACTCTGTGTCTTTACGTATGGAGTAACGTCTGTTACATCTACGTTTGCAGTTATAGGAGTGTTCGTCTTTAAGTAGGTTTCAGTTATGAAGTAAATCATTATTCGGCAGTATTAGGTTGTATTCTACTAAGTGGAGTATCTCCTCCTTCAATCGGTGGCAAAGATGCTAAAGCACGAATTTCATTCTCAGTCATAGAGTTTAAAACTTTCGTAGCTACAAGTGGACTCATTGCATTTAACGCATCTTGAGTTTTACTTGCGCTTTCTTCTACCTCTACAATAGTTTCGTTTATGATTTGGAAATTATTGATTTTGTAATCAGCAGTAATTTTAGCGATATGCAACAACTCATTAAAGATATCTTCTACGATATGTCTTAACGGCATTACTACGTTTTTTTCGAATATTATGTAGGCTTGTTTGATATCAGAACCATTACCTAAAGAACCTGTTGTACGAATACCCATTAAGATGGGGTCTATAGTATGTGCGAAACATATTTGTTCCGTGTTTAATTCACTCGATTCTTTAAATAATTTATCGTTGTTATTTGTCGGTAGACTTTCAATACTTGGCAACTGTTCAGGAGCATTAGCAAAAAACGCAACAGCTTTACCGGCATTTGATGCGCCTTTTAATTTGTCTATCGTTTCGCGAATCATATGCTTTTCTTCTTCGCTTTGTGGTCTTTTAGGAAACATCATAGCAAAAGACGGAAATATGGAGTTCTGAATGTTAGCTTTAGCAAAATAACTTAACTCACCACTCAAGAAAGCAAAGTTTAACGCACTTGTATATGTAGGTAATGCGTAGTAATCTTGTCCTTCAGAGTTCATTTCGTAAACAAATAGCTGTATTTTATCCATACAAGAAGGCGAATAAGGTTTTATTGTTTCTACGTCAATACGAGAAGCCCAATCTTCACAAATATAGTAGTAGCATTTATCTCTACTCACGCGAACCTTATCCGGATAGATATTTTCAGCCTTTTTAAACTTACCTTTTTCGTCAAAATATAGCTTAAAGTAAACTCTATTATGCAAAATAAGCTGTTTAGTAACGGCTAATTCACTCTTTTTAAGTTTCATTTTACGCTCCCACGTATACAATTCTAACTTCTCCTCGTTTGTTAGCTTGTCAGTTTTGATAGTAGAACCTCCTCCAACTACTGCGTTTGCTTTATAATCAACTATTGCTCCGTGAAGCGGACTTGTAAAGTAAAGTTGCGTCAATAGCTGAGGAAAAAGGTTATCGTGACCAAAAGGAATATATCCAGATATTTGATATCTTCCGTTTACATATGGTAAAGATAAGTTCGCACCTCCAACTTTACCGAAAGGTGTACTAAATGATTGATAACCCTCTACTATTTCGGGTTTTTCTTGTTTTTTAAAAATGTTATACCACGCCATTAGTCGTATATTGAATTAGTTACTACTCCCGCTACTACCATTCTACCTTCTTCTATTAAATTGTAATCGTTTACATTCGTGTTTTCGTCTACTATTATAGCTTCGTCACTTTCGTAAACGCTATATGTATATTGACCTTTAACAAAGTCTACGTCTACTCCTTCTTCTAAAGTAAATAAATTGTATCTTTCCGGATAAGGTGAAGAGTCTACACCCGCCCATAAGATAGGCTCTACAGCCGTGTTAAATTCGTTCTCAAACACAAATAAATAAAAGGGACTACTATACGTAGTTACTTCAGTTAAAGTCAACACAAATGTGTTTATTTGCCCTTTTTCTAAGTAAATCATATAACTATATTATAAGTATATTCTTGTATTTGTTTAAAACAAAAAAAGCCACCCCGAAAAGAGTGGCTAATTATGGAGAGAAAACAGATTACAATAGACCCGCGATAATTGTAGGGTCAACCTCGTAAGATAAAAATTCATCTTCAGAGGTCAGAGTCAAAGAATACTTTGAACCATCCGCACGGGTAGTACCTGAACCTTCACCTACCGCAGTAACTTGCATATACGGGAAGTACCAAAACTTACCATTTGCATCACCTATGATTACAGCTAAGTATTGTTGACCAGCACCCATAACTTTAATAGCTTTTGATTTCTCTTGGTCACGTCTATGCAACATTAAGTTGATAGTTTTAGTAACGTAAGAAGAACCATTGATTAAGTCGATGTTTGCTTCTTCAGTATAAGAACCTACGTTTCTTCTAAATTCGATAGGAACGAATACATCTAAAGGGTCAGTTAAAGTGATACCATCAACAATCCAATTAGTCCCTGTTTCGTCAGTTGTAATAGATGCGATATTATCTTGTTGGTTTACGTACAACGTGTAAATTCCTCCGGAATTATTGTCGCACGATTTTGTGATTGTTTGTAATGTTGCGCAAGACATATATTTTATTTTTAAAAGTTTCAAAAAAAAGGGTGGCGATTAGTCACCACCCCTTACCTATGAAATAATGTTTATTAATCGAAACAAACGTTATAAACTACGATTTCAGATGGATTTGTATGGTAAAAACCTACTTTCAAGTTCGCTCTTGTACGGATGTACGGCTCAGCAACTGTGTCAGAAAGGTTAACAGCTTTCAATGCTTTAGCATCACCTTCAGCATCAAATGCGTAGATAAGGTTGTTTTTCAAAGTCAACACGATAGTGTTATCCGGCATACCTTCAGCAACTACCATTTGAATACCTAAGAAAGTCAATCCTAAAGGAAGAGTTACATAAGTTTGAGTGTTTCCTGAAGCAGCAGCCAATTCGTAAGCTTGAGCAACGTTAGCAGAAACATAAAATCTTAAATCTCCTTTTTTGAATTTGATTGTAGATGGAGCAGCAGCCCAAACACCTTCAAGCGTAGAAAGTACGTTAGAAGAAGTAACAGCACCTCCGTATTGACCTACTACGTCAGCGTCAGCACAAAGTTTCTTCAAATGACCATCACACAAAGAAAGGATAGCACTTTCAGATGTAGTGTCACCTTGCCATCTCAATAACTCAACGTCTTCACCAATTTGCTTAGACATAGTGTCCCAATAGTAAGACATAAAAGAAGCAACAGTAAAATCTCCGTTAGAACCTTTAGCCATTTGTAAAGCTAAGAAAGATTGCTCAAGGTCAAACTGACAAATTTGTGCCATAGCTGACAAAGGACATACGTCGATGTCGATAGCGTTCAATGTATCAGTCGGAGCAGAGAAGTTACAAGTAGATGCTTGTAAGATGTTACCGAAAGTTACGTTAGCTAATTTAGTAGCTGACTTGATACCTGGAAGTGTACGGAAGTTATCCGCAGTAGTATCAGTTAAATAAGCGCGAGAGTAAAACTCTTCAGGATTCGCACACAAAAGTGCGTTAGTTTCAACGTCTAAGTCGAATTTTAATTTACGATTCATTTTTATTGGTTTTTAAAAGTATTACGAAATGCTTTGAATTTATCGAATGCAGACATTTTAACCTCTTCGATAACTTCTTCTTCTTCTTTTTCCATTATACGCTCTTCAACTTGGTTCTTCAAGTCTGCGATAATAGCAAGTAAAGAATTAACTTGTTCTTCAATCATAGGTTTAACCACAGCTAAGATAGCTTCAGCGTCAGTAGTAGGGTCAACAGCCATAGCCTCTTCTACAACTTCTTCAGTAGGCTCTTCGGTTGTTTCTTCTTTTACTTCTTCTTCTACTACGTCTTCTGCCATAGCAACCTCTTCTTTGACTTCCTCCTCAACTTGAGTTTCAGCCATTTCTTGTTCTTTAACCTCGATAATTTCTCCGTCTTTTACTACGTAGATTTTACCTTCGATTAAATGTTCTCCGTCTGGTAACTTCATTGTATTTAATTTAATTTGATTACTTAGTTTCAGACCTAAAAAACCTTCAATAGAGAAACCTATTTGTTCGTCTTTTACTAATTTCTCGTAGTAGTCAACGTCGGTAACTTGAGCAGTCAACATCAAAGTACCTTTTGGGACTTCTATTCCGTAGCTTGTATAAGACTTGTCTTCTCGTGGTTTTTCAACTATCCAAGATTCAAGAATATAAGCGGGAACAGTTTTCTCAGTTTCGTGTTCTAAGTTAAATAAATCTCTATTGTTTAAGTCACGCATAAACTTCGTGTATATTTGCTCTATTACCTCTTCGGTAAATTGAACATAATACTCACCGCTTTCGTCGTCACGTCTATAAATCTCCATTGGAATCATAGCGGGTGCAACGATTCGGTATTTAGTAGCGTCAGCAAAAAAGAAAGACTGCGCTTGATTAAACGCCATACCTTTAACTTTAATAGCCGGTGTTGAAGTGAATGCGATTTGTTCGATTCCTAAATCTTCTCCGTCGGAGTATTCAGGGTCGATTGTGATTTTATAGATAGGTAAATCTTTACTCATTTTGTACTATATTAAAAAGTGTGTTATATTTGTTAAAAAAAATTATGATAGAAATTTTAGGAAAACAAATCCCGAATCAGTTAGACGAGTTAACTATTCAGCAATTTGAAGATATTACAGAGATACACAACGATTCGTCTTTAGATATAATCGAAAAGCATATCAAAGTATTTGAACTTTTAGGAGTAAGTGAAGACGAAATGGTAGAAGCTGACATAGACTTTGAAACATTCAAGAAATATGTACAGGAATTTAACCAAAAAACTGACGCGGATATAATCAAAGAAATAGAAATAGACGGATATACATACAAGTCACACGAGGAAGAGTTTAAGCTATCGGTAAAAGATATGAAAGTAATAGAGAAAATAATTAACTCTAAACACAAAGGTTATTTAAGCGAACTTATTGCCGTTCTATTTAAAAGAACTGACTTATCTAAAGTAGAACACTACGACAAAGCACACATCAAACACAAGGCTAAATTATTTAGAGAACAAAAAGCTGCCGTTGCAGTTCCTTATTTAGTTTACATAGGACAAAAATTCTCTAAACAAATTGAAAATGCTACTACCGAAGTCGTGGAATGATATAGACGTTCTACAATTTAAAGAACTTCGTACACTAAAAGATATACCGGAACTATTTTCTCGTGAAATAGAAGCCTTAGCTACGCTCACGGGTCTACCATCTGAAGACTTAGAAGACTACGACGTTGACGAGATTCAAGAGTTTATGACAAAAGTAAAATGGATAAACTCAGAACCACCTAAGAAGTATAAATTAGAAGTAGCTAAGATGCATTTTAAGGGGTTTAATAAGCTAACTTTAGGGGAGTTTATAGATATAGAGTATTTCTTTAGCAAAGACTACATAGAAAATATTTCTGAGATAGCTGCTATATGCTACAAAAAGACGAAAAAAAACGAATGGAAAGAAACCATTTACGAACCTTATACTTATTCGCCTTTTGATAGGGCGTATCTATTTGACGAAATACCAATACCACACATTTACGGAATCATTCCAGAGTATTTGTCTTTTAGAGATAACTTTATGAAGACTTACGCTAACCTTTTTGAACCCGAATTTGAAGAAGAAGAAACCGAAGAAGATACTAAAGACCTAACACCAGAAGAAAAGAAAGAAATCCAAGAAGAACAAAAGATTAAAAAATGGTCGTGGGAAAGATTACTATACTCTATATGTAACGAAGACCTGACTAAGATAAGTCAAGCCTCCGATTTGTCGTTAATATTTGTGTTTAATATGCTATCTATGAAAAAGGAACTTAACCTTTAAATGATAGCGCACCTAAGAACTCTCCTCCTATTGGATTGAAAGAATACACAATACTTTTCTTTTCTCCTAAAATTGTAGCAACTTGCAGAAGTGGATAGCGTTGTGTCATCCATTCGGTGTATTGTTCGAATATCTCGGAACTAACTCCGCTTTGATTCATTAGGTCAGTTAACTTAGCGCAGAAATCATAGGACGCTATTACTCCGCCATTCCATAAGTTCGCTCCGTTGTTTAAGAATCCAAAGTAATACATCGCGTTAATCTGAATATTCAACTCTCCTAAAGCGGGTATTTCTGCGTTTATACGAACTGACTCGTACAAAGCCCCCGTGTCAATAGCATCGTATTCACGAATCAAAGATTGTAGTAATTTTTGAATCTTTACACGCGTCTTATACTTGACGTAGAATATTCCGTTATTTGCGTATCTTGCCATTATTCTATAATTTCACTCCATTCAGGAGTATTCATTAAATCTAAGCATTCAGAATGCGTCAATAACTGCAAAGGAATGATTGTGCCATCTTTTATGAAAGTAGGTGTTTCTTCCCACTTTAAAACAAATTTAGAATTATCTAAAGACTTTCTAACTGTATCAGCACTCGTTTGACCTACTTGCGTAAAATCTACTTTTAACAAGTCATTAATATCTATTATTGCGTATGTATCTGTCATATTCTTAAATTAAGGCACGTCAGTAACTCTATCTCCGTTTTCCATATTAATAGAGCCTAAATCATAACTTCCTATATTGTCATTTAACAACCATTGTGAACCGCTCCAAGTATCATCATCTCCCATTCTCCACCAATGCGTTGGGGGTGCTGCCAAAGTAGATAAATTAAATGGAACTCCACTATTATAAATAGTCGCTGCATTCGAGCGTTGGTCAGTTCCCCAAATTGCAACCTCGTCAATGTTACCTAAAACAGGAGATTGATAACCGTTTGAATCTTCACCAACCCAAATAGTCCCACTTGAAACAGGAAAAGCAGTAGGTAAACCACTCGCTGTATTATAAACATCTACCCCATTAACAAATGGTCTTATTTTATTAGCTTGCGTTGCTTGAGATAAATCACAACAAATTAATACGTGATTCCAAACACCAGCCGTTATAACGCCTGTATTACTTCGACAAAAAGAACCAGTTGTATTTACTGAAATATCTAATTGTCCAGTCGTTCTTAACCAAATTAATACTTGTGAATTATTTAAGGTTGTGTTTCTTGGAATCATAAAAAACACTCTACTTGTAGTTAAATTAGTAGGTTTAATCCACATTGACAAAGTGAATTTATTTGTACCATCTAATTCACTAAATGTAGTTGAACCTTTCGCGTATTCATCCACCCCATCAAATAATAGTGAATATTGATTTGTGAATGGAGTAACCCCTCCTCCTCGTGCTAAAATTCCGTGCGTTGCTAAAAACATACTATTGCCGTATCCATACATAATTAAGCCAATACAAGTGCGACACTTCCTGAAGTTAAATCTACACCGCTAAACTTTTGGTCTGCCGTAGGTGTTAAGATAGCACCCGCTTTTACCGCTGTTGCCGGTGTTGTTATGTAGCTTGACTTTACGTCTACTCCCGCAATTTTAACCGCATTGAAAACAGTATCTTCAAGCACTACGATAGCGTCTATTGACGCTGTGTATTCAGTTGTGTTGTTTAGTATGAATGTTCCGTTATTCGCTACTAATTCGCCCATTAAATTTGTTGCCATTCGTCTTTTATTACGTTGTTATATCTCCGCTTAAATACCATTCATTAGTCCCTCTTTTTATCAATGTACACATTGAATACTGAGCAGACGTTTTTGTTTTACCACCGCTTGAACGTAGCGTTACGCCTACAGCTGGTGTTATCGTTGTTTGCCCCGTGCCTAATTGACTTACTAAAATTTGAGTTCCTAAAGGAAAAGCTACACTCGCGTTTGTAGGTATGGTCAAAGTATTAGCCGTAGACACTTCCATTTCTATTAATTTATACGCGTCACCTAAAACCAAAGTGTAAGATGTCGCTTTCTTATCAAAAATAATTTCTTGTAATGCCACAACACCCGAAACGTCAGGAAACGTGTAAACTCTATCCGCTGTGTTTAACGATGTTTTTAATGTCGTGTAATAGTCGTTATCGTTCTTATACTTGATATCTCCGTTAACGTCAGCAAATAAAGCCGTAGATTGTCCCGAAGCGGTAGCGTCTGCGTTTTGGTGTTTAAGATGCAAGTGTCCCGCTCCGTTAGTTCCTTCAATGTAAACAGATTCAGCACTAAGTTTGTTAGCGCCTAAGTCAACATCTTGAGTTGCACCCGTATAAGGAACATACACACCACTACCTCCGTTTATTATTTCTTGTCCTGTAATAGAATAAGTATCATAACCACTACCGGTATTAACACTAACCTCGAATAAATCAGTAGAAGATAAGTCTGCACCTTTAGGGTCAAGTTGTGATATCTTTGCTCTTGCCATTAACTATATTATTTTAAATTCGTGTTTTGTTACTCACCTTGTAATGGCACTTGACAATCAGTCCAATTTGAAACGTCAACATCTAAAGTCATTAACCAACCCGCTGCATAGTCTAACAAGTCGTTGTTTAAAGGAGTAAATACCGGGTCAGTAACGATGTCGAAATCATAATCATTTGAGAATCTAAAATAGTTTACTAAGTCTACTAAGATTTGATTACAATCTGAAAGTATTACGTTAATGTTTGCTCTATCTTTTTGTATTATATCAAAGCAATATATCTCTAAAGAAAATATGTTCGTGTTTTCGGTAGGTGTACTACCTACAGGAACGATATAGATAATCGGATATTTTTCGTCTTTAGTAGCAAAATTAAACAACTGCTCTTTGAAATCACTACCCACTTTCTTAACTTGTAAATGTGAGTTGTAAAATGCTTCTATCTTATTTATTAAGGCTTGATAACTTGTCATAATTCAGCGTTCTTTTTTATTTTATCAATTTTTGTTTGTGTAGTAGTTACATCGGTTTCACTTACTACCGCTTGTACTGTTATATTTTGGTTCGTTTCTACGCTTGTAGGCGCACCAACTTGGTTAAGTTGATTACCTTGACCGAATAGATTTACTGCCGGTGTAGCTTGTGCCGTAGCTGTTGCTGTTGGAGCAGAACCACCACCCGAAGGAATAGAACCACCACCACCACCTATAAACTTGGATATAGTTGACGCAGCGATAGAAGCTATAGAAGTAGCTGCACGTATTTTAGCAGCAGTTGAAGCACTTGTAGCCAATGCCGTACCGCCATCCGGGAGAAGTTTCCACGTAGGATTAGACCAATAACCGGATATTTCTCGTTGTGTATTTACGATTATTTCACCAATAGCTAAAGCCTTATCTACTAAAAACAATGCGTTTGCTATTTTCTTGTTTTCTCCAGCTAATTCAGTTAATCCTGAAATCAAACCTTTTGCAAATCCTAACCTTGCATCAAATAAACCTTTCTCAGATTCTATTAACGCATCGTTATATTCTTTTAGCTTTTCAGCTTTTTCTTTTTGAGATTGTATTTCTGCTAAATCAGAGGCTAATTTTTTATCCGTTCTTTCCTTAGTAACAGCATTTAACGCATCCGATAATTCAGTAGCTTGTTTTAATTGTTCGTCTTTTGCTTTCTTTTGAATTTTCTTATCTTCTTCTTCTTGTAATTTTAAGTAGAAATCTTTTAGCTTTTTCCTTTCGTCAGCTGTTAACTTTTCATTAGTTTTTAGGTCGGCTATTAATCTATCGTATTTAACTTTGTTTTGTCTTAATTCTCTTTCAGTAGCATCTTTAACCAACTCTAATTCTAAGTCTTTAATTAAACGAGCAGCATCTAATCTATTTTTAGCATATTCCTTTTGGTCTTCATTTGATTCTTTTAATATCTTGTTATAATTAGCTTGTGCAAGATTTAAAGCCGTTTGCGCTTGTACTAATTCTTGATTACTTCCGCTTAATTTTTTGTCGATGCCAAGCAATTTTTCAGCCTCTTTATTTACACCCAAAAGATTTTCTACTTCTTGTTTTTGTTGAACTAATTTCTTAGCGTTTTGAACTTCTAAAAGTGCTTGTTCTTTACGTAATGCTATAGTGCTTTTACCTTGAGATTCTAAAAGTGTTATTTCTGATTCAGCAAAAGTTTTACCTATTTCATAAGTTTTTTTAAGATTTTCTTGATATTCTCTTTGGTCATTTGTTTTTTGTTCGTATGCTGCTTGTAACTTTTCTAATCTTGCTTGTTCATTCTTAGCAGCTTCTTCTCCAGCGTGGTCAGTTAATCCTAACCAATCAGTCATATCTTTAAAACCTTGAATAGCTGCGTTTACAGGAATCATTAATAAATCAAATGCTTTTCCTAAAAGACCTATTTTATTTAAGAAAATAACTACACCCGCAACGATAGCACCTATAACAGCCACAAGTAAGAAAATAGGATTAGTCAATAACATAACTCCGAATCTTACAAACGTTTGCCCTAACGTGCTAACAGTGCTTATCAATCCTTTAAACGCTCCTGTTATATCCTTACCGCTTATTCCAGCCATAGCAGTTTGAAATACCTTAGCCTTTTGCGCAGCACCTTCAAAATCTAAAGACATTAAGTCTTGTTTAATCATTCCAAAAGCATTAGACGCAGCTTCAAACCTTGAACCGCTGTTAAAGATTGCTACTTGTTCGTTTGCGTCTTTTAATTGGTCGGCTAATTCACCCGCTCTTTGCGCGAGTTTAGTCATTTGTTCCGGGTCAGTAGCATTTGCTATCTGACCTTTTAAATCACGCAATTCTTTTTTGATTGCGCCTATACCCGTGAGTTTTAAAGGAATTTCAACTTGATTCATAAACTATATTAAATTAAGGGTAGACACGTATTTCTAAAGTATTGTAATCTAATAAACCATCGGTTAACGTATTCGTAAAATCAAGTGTCCGTATTTCGATAGTGTCCGTAGAAGTCCAAAAGATTCTTAAATAAGTATCTACTTGACTATTTGAAACCATTAAGTAAACTTGTCCCTGAGTAGGGAAAGCACCCGTTAACGTAGCTTCATATCTACCTATGGCAGCACGAGTAAAAACTAAATCGCCTAAATCATTTTCAAGTATGCTTAACGTAGGGTCATTAGTTCCCGCTTGACTAATGTTAGCGATGTATTTTTTATAGGTAGGTAAAGCATTAGATACGCTTTGTCCGTTTATGGTTTCTACTTGTAGATTCTTTGTTGTTATTCCGTCTTCTGCTAAGGCTTGTCCGTTGCCTTCTACTACAGCTTTTACGTTTTGTCCTATTACGTTACCTCTTCCTTTTACGTCTGCGTTACCTAAGATTACGTTACTTTGTTGTGTTCGTGTTTTTACAACGCTATCACTACTTACAGCAACTATCGTGTCTTCTAATGGCGTTCCGTTACCGGTTTGAAATGGCACTAACTCAATCTCGCTATCTACACTTATCAACTCTACTTTGGTTAACGATGTCCCGTTAGCATCGTAGTCAATCACTTTGTTGATATTCCACCAAGAATTATCAATCCGTATTTTGTCGTTTAACCTTAATGACTGAATGTCTAACTCATTTAAATCGAAATACGCAGTAAGCATTTTACCGACGTTTATTTGATTTATAGTTCTTCGCCAATATAAGTTATAAAGATTGTTATTCGTTAGCGTAGAAGGCGCATAATAGTAATAGTCACACGTTCCAAAGTTAATATCGAAAGTCGGTAGTAATGGGTTGTCGAAATGCCCTACAGCTGGATAGGTAGTTAGTCCTGTAGTGCCTATGTTTAAAGAAGGCGTGTTAGGAAACTCAACATCGTAAATATCGTAAGGCAGACAAGTCAAGTTTCCTCCGTCTAATAAAACACGAATATTTATCTTCGGAGCAGCACCCGCAATATTAGGGACATACGCATCGAAAATAGTTCTTACTATAGGCGTAGGACTAAACACCAATTCTTTAACGTCAGTATCTCGAACATACTCATTATCGAAAGTGTATTCTATTTGTCCGTAAATCTCGTTAGTAATGTCAGTAAATATTGTATTAGGACTATCCTTGTCAGCTTTGTAAGTAAGTCTTAATTTCTTAGAAGTAACTTCAGGTAAAAATTGTAAGTTTTGTTCTCGGTCTTTTGCTAACTTATAAGTCCAATCTTTAACAGCTCCATTGTCGTAGTAGTTATCTCTATGTTCTAAGATTAGGTTGTTTGGTTGGTCTTCGTCTATTTCTACGTACAAATTATACATCTGAAATATAGACTTAACGAAGTCACTTTGCTTAATCTTTGAAGGAACATACCCTCCTACAGCTACAACTCCATTGTATAAGTTCGGAGCGTTATTAGGTAATATGTCAAGTTGTAAACTCGTAACATCTACCTCGTGGTTTACTTGAACTAAATTCCCTATCGAAGGAGCAGCAGCATCGCGCCAAAATGAAACACCCGCAGCTAAGAAACCTAATCCAACTTGAACTTCTATTGTGTCAGTAGGTAAAATATTTTGGCTTGTAGGAATGTTAACAACTTGCGAAATAGTACCGATTGTATTTAGTCCGTTTGGTAGTGGATTCGTAGCATCAAATAATACACCTGAATGTATGTATTGTCCTACTACTGTTGTTCCGTTTTTTATTAGCCTAAATCTCAAATAATAGTATCTATCTACTGATTGACCTTGATTAGAAAAAGAAAGTATTGAATAAGCATTACCACCACTTGTATTATCTAAGTTAATGTCAGCCGTGTAAGATAGCTTAAAATTATAGTATTGACCTTGCGTAGTGTCCGTGTATAATGGCGCAGTATAAACACCGGTAATAGGGTCGAAAGAACCCGCTGAATCTAACACCTCAGTCCACGAATCTATAACCTCGTAGAACGTAGGATTTTGCCCTATAGGACTTACATACGAAGTAGTCCACGTATTATTAGCAATTACCTTGTAAGAATCTACATTCGCTTGTTCAACATCGCCATTGTAAGGAATTAGTAATTTATCAAACTTAGCGTCTTGAAGTCCATTCCACGTATAAGAGAAACCAGCATTTGAGAATATCCTATCGAAATACGTCTTAGCGTAAATAGCCGGTTTAAACTCGTTTAGTCTATACGTGTTGTCATCTGAATAGGGAAGGATGTATTTATATCCGTCAGCTACTGAGTTGCTAAAAGAACTAACTACAAAGGCACTATCTAAAGTGTGGTTTAAATCTGAGAAATCTAAATCCGTTAATTCCTTGTTTGCTATCTGAGTGAAGAACTCAACTTTAGAATCTTTTATTAACAATTCGTAGTTAACTTCGTCTTCGTAGGCGTTCGTGTTTTGCTTCTTTATAACACCTGTTAATTGAATCAACGCATCTTCTAATACAGGAACTCCGTTTTGAATTACTTGACACTTTGTAATAGTGTTTATGTTAAATGTCCCCGACTGAATATTTACATCGTAGTAATGCCCTAATAACTCGTGATTGTTCTTAGTACCTGGAGCGATAATAGTCTTCGAGAATGTTCCCGTTCTTTTGGATATGTCCCTAATATCTCCTATACTAAAATTCAAAGGAAACTTAACATCTTCTCTAATGTCAAGCGTTCCGTTTTCTAATACGATTTTAACCATTTATTATGTCGTTATTTGATAACCTTACTGAAATGCTTTGTTTAATCAAGTTCTTATTTCGTTGCTTAAATACTTCGAAGTTGTTTGTTAATACATTACAACTTAAATACTCGGTAGATTCAGGTATGCGTATAATACAACCAGTTTCGTCGTATCTATTTAGTAAGTCTTCCGTGATTCGGTAAGTTACGTTCTTTACCCACGTTTGTGGTGACGTAAGTAATTCTTGGAAATAAATACCCTCGTTCTCAGTCATCCAATTCGTGTTCAAGTCGTAGTCTTTAGTGACTTGAGTATTGTAATTAACGAAGCCTTGTTCATAAGTCTTATAAGACCACTCGCCACCACTAACAAAACCTTGAACATCCTTGTTGTAAGTTTCTCGCGTGATGTTTCCGCGTTCATAGTTTTTAAGCTGAAAAGCAAAACTACTTAGACTACCCATTCTATCTAAAAACAAAATGTGTGTTTCAGATATTAGTATTCGTCTATCTACATAAATTCTATATTTCGCGCTACGTTGCGTTATAACTAAAGAATCTGCATAGTAAACGTCGTAGTATTCAGTATCGCCTTTTATTAGTCCAGCAGTTCCTGAAACCAAAGTTAACGTGCCGAAGTTGTTACAGCCTACTGCTACACCTTTTATATATTCATTACCACTTATAGACTTATAGAAAACATCTCCGTTGCTATTTTCGAAGTAAACTCTTTCGTTTACTTTTACTCCGTTGTCGCGTAGGTTTAACCAAAGGTCTTGTCCTAATGTACAATGAAAAGACAATGGTTGGTTGGTTAGGAATAAAGCGTTAGTGTTATCGAGTACATAATCCGTGTTATCGTAAAACGGAAAGTCTACCCATTTAACCGCTCCATTGAAAACATATTTATCTAAAGTAGTAGTTATGTCCCTTGTAATAGTCTTTCGATTGTCAGCATACAAAACATCTCCGTCAATAGTTGCATCCGTTACATCTGACCAAAGCGCGTCTACTACTAAATAACCTACACCTTGAGCGATAACAGTATGTAAACCCTCTAATGTTGGATTCGCTAATCCTCCGTCTGTTTGATAGATAACTACTTGGTCACCTACTACAAAAGTGTTCGATACGTTTATTCTTACGTTCCCGGAACTATTCGTTAAAGAAGACGTGTAAGAAGTCTTAGTTAGATACTCCTCACCAAACTTAACGTCGTATTTGTAGTAGCAGTTATCCGCATCGTAGAACGTAGTAATAGACGGATTAAAGTTATAGCTTACTTGGCTACTTAAAAGTTTAGATAGGTCTTGTTCTCCATAGCCATTTGTATCCGGAAGGATTCTATATTCAGCTATTTTGTTAGACGTTCCGCTTTCGTATATGTCGAAGATATACCTGAAGCCTTGATTGTTTACGTTAGTGCTATCTATTATGAATTTACACTCGTTATAAGCTGGAGTGAAATCTTGTGGTTCTGCTATGATTGATATTGCCATAACTATATTAAATGACTTTTGATTCGTGTTTTAGAAAGCTATGTAGCTATCGTCAGTATAGTAATTTTCTTTTATGTAGGTGGTCGCGTATCGTATTGCATCCATAGCGTCATCGTATAATTTAACAGGTTCGTCCGTTATGTTATCACCTATCTTCTTCCACTTATAATTCTCGTATTCCTTTTTTAAGTAGGGTATATCTTGACAAAATACTCCGAAGGTCTTTACATTGTCAATACCCTTTTTAACTACCTTGTTAGCGTTTAATACGTTGAATCCCGAGTTGTTCATTTCCTGTATTATTTCGGGTCTTGAGTAGTCAGCTAATATCTCTACGTTCTCTTCGACTTTTAGTATCTTCATTTTCTCTATGAGATTCGAAGTAGTCAAATATGACTCGTAAATAATCGGTTCTATGTAAATGTCGTTATCTCTCCAGTACACCCTCATTAATGCAGTAGGGTGATTATATCCAAAGTCTAATCCATAGACATAAGAAGTAAATTTAGCGGGTCTATGTGTTATGAATGTCCAATTAGAATAGATGTTAGATTTACTAATGGCTTTTTCTCCGAGTGCGTAAATTTGATATAACGCTTCGTCAGTACGTTTTAAGTCTTCTATTTGACGTTTGATAGTTTCAGGTAGAAAAGGATTATCCTTGTAAGTAGATTTGATTAGTATTGATTCGTCTTTTGGTAACTCGTATAACCAACTCGAACTATCCGAAGGGTTGTAGTCGAATATTAGCTTAGTTTCGGTTCTCATATTCAACTGAGTGAAATCATCGTAGAATAGTTCGTTAGCTTCGTTACACCACGCTATGTCACGTTTACGCCCTCTAATCTTTTGTTCGTCGTCTACGGAGAAGAACTCTACTATACTTCCGTTTGGAAACCTATAGATGTTCTCTGACATATTGTGATTCGTCTTTTCGTAGATGTCTAAGTCTTTTAGTATTTCTAAGAAGTCACGCATTACCGTTGCTCTCAAAGCGGGGAAGGTCTTACGAATGATACTGACTACTTTGTTAGGATTTTGCAAACAATAAACGATTATCATTTGACAAAGCGAATAAGTCTTACTTGAACGAGAACCCCCTTCATTAATAACAAAACGCACTCTCTTTTCTTGTAGTGCGCTCCAGTTCTTTTCGAATATGATTGTACTATTTATTTCCATTTGCTACGTTATAAGCGTGTAATAGCATTTGAAGTTGTCTAACATCCATTATAACTTGTGTTCGGTTTATAGTGACGCGCTCACCTTTCTTCTTTAGAATGAACGCTTCTACTACTTGACACATCTGGTCAACTTCCCTTATTGTCACCTTTTACAATATTGATTTTTATTTCGTTTATCTCTTTGCCGTTTGTAGTGACGTCAGAGTTTTCTTTTAAGCCGTTTAACCTTGCAACGATATTGTTGTTATACTGACCTACTATCGCTCCTTCTATTTGGTCGTTTCGTATTTCTTCCTTAATGCGCGTAACGATGGTTACGAAATTTTGAAAGTTATTTTCAATGTTATACCAATATCGGTTTATATCTTGGTTTATTTTATTGCAATAGGTTTTAAATCCGTCTATTGTTAATGGTGGTATATGGTCTTCATAGACTACTCCTTTTACTGTGGCTTTTGGTATTCGTCTTATTCTACTTTTGCAGTCTTTTTGATAGTCTTCAAATAGTTTATATAGTTCTTCTGGAGAACTTATGTTTCTTGGTTTTCCTCTATTAGCCATTTTTTATGTGTTTAAAGAATTCGTCTTCTGATATTTCTTCTATGCAGAATAAGTTAGGTTGGTCACTTAAGTAGAGTAGATAGTGGTGTCCGTCTTTTTGTAGCTTGTCGCATACGTATTGACAATAGTTCTGCACGTCAACACCGGTGTCTATTAAAAAGAACCTTAAATCTTCGTTTCTCATCCTTGACCTCTATTTAGTTTTATATATCTTTTACTTGTTTTTAGCTTTGAGCTTTTTGAGTGTTGCTTAGGTCTTTTTTTTCGTGTTTTCCTAAGATGTGCCGTTACGTTAGTTTGCTTTTTCATTTCTTATCTGTTCAAGTTTACGTTGCGCCCATTCTATTCCTTCGTCACCTCCCCAAGCTAACCACATTAAACGACCGCATCCATCGCCTAATTCTTTGTCGGAGTTTTGTCTATGTCTTTCAAAGGCTGCCATTCTCGCAATAGTGTCCTCAGAAATAGCTTCTCCGTTTGCTAATTGGTTAGCTCTCATTTTACCTACAGGAGTACCGCAGTCACCCCATCCGTTTTCTTCTGCCCATCTTAACGCTATTTTTGCATTTTCAGTAGCTTGTTTAGGATAGTCGTTATAAGTTTCTGCGTATGCGTCTAAGAATTTACTCATTGATGTCATTCTATCGGTAGTCCAAACTGAATTACATACGGCATATCTTTGACTTGCATCCGGGAAAGTATTTACAGACTCAGGGTCTGCCATACATCTTTCCATAAACTCTTTACGTGATTCGTCACTTTTTGGTCTTGGCATTTCTTCTTCGTGTTTTTATAGGTTTAACTTCTTCTACAGGCGTTTCTTGTTCTATGCCTACATATTTTATCGTAGCATCTTCGAAAAGATAACCAAGTCCAATAGAAACGTAATAAGAATATTTAGTAGGGTCTATAGTAGCTACTACTATTTTGCGGTTTCCTAAGATTCCGTCTTTTTGTACGATAGTTTTATCTATGTATTCTAATTTAATCCTTTTCATAATTCTCTAATTCTAATGCTAATTTAAATAAACACCACAACACTATAAATAACCCTCCAAAAACACGGAATAACTCCATATGATTAAGCATTAAAGCAAAACCACCAAAGACGGCAGTAAAAAAAGCAAGTGTTGCAAGTAAATTAGCGTGTGTCATAACTATATTGAATTTCTTTTATGCCTTGTTTTATCTCTTTGATTAAGAAATGCGCAGCAGTCATTGATATATTGAAGTACTGACTTAGTTCCTTCTGAGTAGTTAAGCCTTTGTCGTAATATGCTTCGAAGATAATTTGCTTAATTCTATCGTTTATACTATTTCGATATATCTCTATGATAGATTTTTTTAATATGTACTGCTCTTCTAACTGAATTTTCCATTCTAAATCCGTGTTTTCGCAGTCCTGTTGTTTTCCTTCTTCGATTGCCGTTACTCTATCGTCATTGTTTGACTGACTTGTAGACCATAAAACCTGGCATTTGATTGTGTTTAGAAGGTAAGATTTTACTTTTTCCTCACAAGCAGTATCGTCGTTTATGCTTAGAACGTGTAAATAAGAGTTGTTGATAACTGTGTCCGCGTCTATATGGCTGTTCATTCTTACGAGGAAGTAGTTTGTGTATCTTCTTACCTCGTCGTAATTACATTGTATGTACTTGTCAAGAACGGCTTTCATACCAAGTCCTAAAATCAGTATACCATACTCTACGCCTTACCGATTGACAAAAACATTCCTTGTCTTTTATTCCGGTTATTCTTTCTTTTATGGTGCGTAGCTTAATTAGATTCGTCTTTGCGTATCTTTTGGTTTCGTCGAGTGCGTGAATCTCGTTTATTAATGCCGTGTCAGAGTCTGTAAACATTCCGATATTATATAAGCTGTTAATGAAACTATACAAGCGTAGAATAGATTATGCGTAGCTAATAACGTAGTCCAAAACGATACACACTTCCAGCACCCGAATGCACTATGCAAATACATCGTTAAAGGAGTAATGGGTAAACGCTCAAAAGACTTGTCAATAAGGACTTGGATAGGCTCAAATGCCGTAAACCACCAACTCAATGCTAATAAACTAATCAATTCCACGATGTAAATATAATCATATTTTTTAAATACAAAAAAAACCCACTATAAAAGTGGGCTTCTTCCGTCTTGGTAGTATTGTCTACAAACGTACTTATCTATCTTTTGTAAGGTGGATAAGCTTACGTCTTTTCCTTCTAAGAATTTGTCTAAGTTGTATTGGTGGAACTTTTCACCTTTTAACTTTATTTCTTGTACTATTTGATTTCGTGTTTTTCTACGTAGTAACTCCTGAAGTAACCTTCGTAGAGTGTAGTCATCAATGTACATAACTAAAAGGGAAGGTCTTTGTTTATTACTTGTTCAGGTTTAATCCATTTACCTTGCGGTTGTTCTTCCGTCTTTTTGTAAGGCTCTGAAATCTTTACCGAAAAGTAAGTAGTTCCTTTTGCACTTTGCTTAACCCATAACGCTATTTCTTTGTCTTGACCATCTACGTTAATAGTTCCTTTGTAGTCTGGGTGCGTGTCCGCCTTTTTCTCGTTTTTGAAGATTGCTCCTCCGTTTACTTTTGTTTCCATTTTTTATTTATTTATTTGTTTTACTTTTTCTAAATATAGAACTGCGTCCATAAGTTCTTCCTGTAGGTGTTTAAGCCATTCTAATTGACTTAATTCGTTTTCTTGTAGCGTAGTT